CGAGAGCCGTCGACGTACAGCGTCTTGGTGGCGGGAATGGTAGCCGGACCGCCACCACCACCGCCGCCACCTCCAGCTGGTCCTGGCAGCGCCACGCCACCAGCGTAGATGATCCCGGTCGCGTCGTCGATCTCCAGCGAGCAGATCATCCTGCCGTCATCCGTTCGGTCGTACGTGCCGTGACCGCCGGTCTCTGGGATCGCTACCAGTCTTCGGAAAGCCATGTCATGACCCCCTCGTGAAGCTCTTGACCTGGGCGATCGGATGAAACGCGCCAGACGCGTCGAAAAAGCCGCCTCGCGCCAGGATGTTCTCGATCACGCCATCGGCGCTCCTGCACCAACAGGAGAAGCGCTGGCCGTAACCTTGAACGCTGCGATCATGCCCATGCATCTACCGGTGGACGCTGGCGTCGTGGTGACTGACGCCTGCTGCGCTCCGGCAGAGGGAGTAAGGTTGTAGTAGCTGGCGACGAAACCGCCATTGACGCCCAGGTACTGCCCCGACTGGTCTGGCGTGTAGCCTGTAGGCGTGCTGAACGTGATGTTTCCGGTGATGCCAATGTCGTTCGAGAATATGCAGAGCAGCAGATCGGTTACATCAGAGATGGCAGCAGTGGTACCAGTCAAACAAGGGCTGGTGTTGTCCGTGTTCTGCAGCGCATGGCCCACGTCGAACGCTGGGTTGGCGTATCCTGCTGGCGGTTGCCACTCGTTGACCACGAAGTAAGTAGCAGAGAATGCCGAAGGTGTAACAGTCACCTGGGTCACGCCAGCGACAGTTTTCACCCAGAAGATTGCATGCTGCGCACCGCTCGACGACGTGATCGTAACACCTGTGCCATAGCTCTGGGTCTTGTTGTCGGACACTGCAACTGTACCAACGCGCTGGTCCTGGCCAACTTCCACCACCAGCAAATTGCCAGCCGCAGTCGCGCTCAGCGTGACCGGCTGCCCGCCTGAATAGCCAGCGACTGGCAGGAACTTCACCGACTGTACCAGCGTCCAGCTCACTCCGCCTCCTCGTCGCTGAGCGTTTCCAGTACATGCAGTTGGGGTGGTCGGGGAATTCCGGCACGTCGTCGACGTCGTATGGCCCCTCGTCGGCATTGTCTTCGCAGTTGCAGTTGAGCGCCGGGTCGTGGTCGGCACTGAGCGACCAGCTGACCTTCGAGACCATCTCACTCTCTTGCCAGGCCATGAGGTTGGAAAGCACTTGCGCCCGGCTGCTTTCCGTACGGGCGATCATCGTAGCTCGTTGGTCGTCAAATATTCCGGCATCCTCGATCTCTTTCTCCCAGTCGAGCATATTGGCGTCGGGCTTGGCAAAGAGGTTAGAGATAGCGGACCTGAGCTTGTCACGTGTAGTGTCGCTGATGGCCCACTTGGGGTTTGGATTCTGCACCAGACGGCCAGTATCCGTGCGCCGCATGCCGACCATCTCGGCTGAGCGCTTTTCAGCCCAGGCCTGCGCTTGCTTATTGATCTTTTGGATGACATCTTCGTCCTCCAGCTGGAGCTGCAGCGCCCCGGCTGCAGCCCCAGCCACGGCGGCGCTCTCGAGCGGTTCCCAGCTCTGGTCTGCAATGAACTTCCAGTTGTCGTCGAGGCTCTTGTCGACCTTCTTCTTGGCCTCGTCCTCGTCGGCACCCTTGCGGAAGACCTCGGCCAGCTTCGGCAGCTCGTACTTCTTCAGCACGTAGGGCGCCAGGATCCGCCTGGTCTTTCGCCGCATGCTGTGGAATTCATCGCGCAGCATCTTCTCGAGCGTATGCTTGGCCGTGACCGTCTGCGGCAGCGAGCGCCCGGGGTGAATGACCGCCCGTCGGGTATCGTGCGCCGAAGCCTTGGCCACGGGCTTGGCCGCCAGCGCCTTCTCGACCTGCGCCTGGGCGTCGGCCCACTTCACCTCGGCGCCGAAGACGTCCTGGTTGTAGGCCTCGGCGGTGACCGCTCGCAGGTTGCCCTTGTCCAGCATGACCATGCCCTCGGACAACTCTTTCTTCTTGGTCAGCTGGCCGCCCATAATGGGAAAGCCCTTGCGCACCTTGGCGATGTAGCTTTCGAGCGTCATTCCTTCACCTGCCTGGGATCGTAACGCTTCAGCCAGTTGGCCTTGCCCGTCGCCGTATCGGCAAACTTGCCCGGCCCGTACAGCTTCTTGCTGTCGGTACGGTTGAGGCTGGCCATGAATTTATACGAAGCAGGCTCCAGGTTCTTCAGCTTGGCCCGCTTGTCGCCGCCCTGCTGGTAGGCGCGGTAGACTTCGGCGAAGTGCTCGCCCTGGTTGGTCTGGGCGTAGGCGCTGATCAGTGCATGCTGTCCGTTGTTACTGATGCCTTCCCATTCCGCCGCCGCCTCGTCGGTCAGCTTGGCCATGTGCACGTGGTGGCCGACCTCGTGGGCAATGGTATTGCCGCCGATGACCGCTATGTTGTCTTTATTTGAGCTGAGCACGATATCGTGGTTGGTCGGCGAGTACACGCCCAGCGCATCGATGACCTTGTTATCGTGCGCCGCACTGCGGGCCTGCACGTAGGAGTGCTCGACGAACGAAACGCTCTGCAGGCCGTCGAGATGCCCGGGCGGCAGCGTGCGCATCTGCGTCCTGACCAGGCTGCTGGTCGGTCCGGCCTGGATCTTCGGCGAGAACAACAGGCTGGGGATCTTGCCGTGCGACCGCTCCTCAGCCGTGTACACTTCTTCCATCTTCGGCTTCTCGGCTTCTTCCGCCTCGCGCTCTTCCGGCGTGCTGAGATCGACGTCGGCGCCCGAAGCAGCGCCAGCACCGCTGGTCCAGCGCCCATGCTCGTCGCGCTCCTCCTCTTCGCTGTACTTGACAACCGCCCCGGGGTCTACTGCAGCCCCAAAGCCATAATGCCCGGCAGCGTTAAGCGCCCCGTGTGGCTTGCCGTCGCCATTCACACGGCGCCCCACGGCCTGGGTCCTGGCCCGTTTGGCCTTCCGCCCGCCGCCACCGCCCTGCTCAGGCTCCGGTTCTGCCTCGCCCTCGCCCCGCTCCTCGCCGCCGCCTGCCGGTATAGCGCCCACCTCTCCGCTGGCGCCCGACCCGGTATCGCTTGTGCCGCCCGTATAAGTGACCTTGCCCTTCTCATCGACCTGTATGCCGGACATCGTGGCGTTCATGCCGATCGGCGTCCAGCCATTCGCGGTCATCGCCCCCAGCTGGTTGGCTTCCGGCTCCGGCCTGGGCTCCTCGCCGAACTTGTCGCGTATCTCGTTGGGCGAGAAGACCGGCACCTTCATAATGTCGCTGGCGGCCTTGGTCAGCTTCTCGAAGCTGGGCTCGCGGAATGGATCAGGCGTCCATTCATAGCCGTCCATCCCGAACTTCTCCTGGATCAGCTGGTCCATCAGCCCCTTCAGCCAGGTGAAGTACTGCAGCGTGCCTTCCTCCGCCGCCGCCTCGTCGGCCTGCTCCGCCGAGGCCCGGTTCATCTGCTTCATCAGCCGTTGCGGCGAGATCCCGTAGCCGAAGGTCACGCGCCTGGTATGCATATCGTCGTATGCATCGGCCAGCAGCGGCGCCTTGGTCAGCACGATCTCGTCCTTCTCGCCCTTCGAGGCATCGGCAAAGCCCGGCACCATGCGGATCTGCCAGCGCTTCGCGTAATTGCCAGCCAGATCGCTGTTGAAGGAGAGCATGGCCTCGGTCATCTTCTCTGGCGAGACGCTCTTTGGCACGATCTGCATCATGCCCGGTATCGATCCCTCGGTGTAGTAGGCCTTGGTGAAGCCCAGACGCTCCCAGCCTATTTCCAGCTCCGGAGCCAGCTGCTCGGTCGGCGACATGCCGTACATCTGCGAGCTGACCGTATTGCGAGGCACAATGCTGCGCGGCTTATACAACAGCTGATCGGTGGTCAAATTGACCAGCGGAATGCCCCACCAGATCTGCGCGTAGCCGGGGTCGGGCGCCATCGGCGTGAGACCGTTCATGTCGATATACCGCACGATCGACTCGCCGCGCAACACCACCAGCTCAGCTATATCGCCATTGAAGTTGCGACGCATGAGGATCGACGCCGCGTCGATCACCAGCATGTCGTCCAGCAGCGGACGCAGCCATTCGTTCCAGTAATGCTCGCGGTCGGGCTTCTCGAAGAAGCGGGTCAGCCCTGCAATATTCTTGTCTTGCTTGGCACGCTCGAGGGCATGCTTGCGGGTCTCGCCAGGGTTGGGTCGAGGATCGATCTGCCAGGGCGCCTTGCAGAGAATATCTTTGACGCTTTCAATACAGATCCGCGCCAGCGGATACGCTGCCAGGTTCTTCAGCTGCTGCGCCGTGTACTCGGCGTCGAAGCGCGGCACCCAGTTGAGGTTCTGCCCAGCATAATACTGGAAGCCGCGAGGCTCGGTGCCTTCAGGCGCAATAGGAGCGACCGGCTGCAGCGGCGAATACCAGCTGTCCG